TCACTCTCAAGCCACGGGTTTTCTTCTTTTAACGTCTCCGAAAGCATTGAGGGCATCGCGGATTCTGCCGGGTTGTTCCAGTAAATAAGATCTTTGTAATTATCAAGTTGTTTCGGTTTGAACTGATGAGACTCATCCCCAACGCCACCGGACCAATGCCCTGACTTACTCATGAGGTCGCGCACTCTTCGCATTGACTTTTCTTGATTGCCCATCGGGGGAAGGTTGTGCATTCCCGGCATCAACTGCATATGTGGCGCAAAGTACCCGCGCCGTTGATCCCAGTCGCGCCATTGCTGACCACCAATACTTAGACCGCTTTTCTTAGCCCTTTCATCAAGTAGTCCGAGACCACGCAAATATTCTGGAGATGCTTTTTCTGCATGAGTCGGGGTAAACTCTGGAAAATTTACATCCTTAAAGTGTTCATTCCCCGGCATATAATCGCCTTTCTTTACTCCGAGAGATTTGTTAGCCTTGCCAGCGGTTATTTTAGATTTGTTCGCACCGATCTTCGTTGGGTCCAGACCAAGGATTTCTATCATGTGCCTGTCCAACGCTCCGACCTGCGATCCTTCTGGGTTCATCATCAAGTTTGCAAGTGATCCCGTCTTCGGCCCAATGGAAGGAACTACCGACCCCAACCTCTCAATATATTGGAGATCGTCTTCCGTTGTTTTTTTAGCGAAAAACTCTGGGTGCTTAACAAACTGTCTAGCAAGTTCAGCTACGGCAGAGAAATCGTTAGTGGATGCCAGCCCCATACCACCATCCTTCCCCGCCTGCATTGACTTCCCAAATTTAATCGCATCAGAAACTTCTTTCCTTTCTGAAGGAACATCAACAACTGGTATTTTTTTACCAGCCTTGGTTCTCTTTAGTCGGCCTTTCTTGTCCTTCTCGAAAAGAGTTTTTCCTTTCTTGTCTACCTTGTATGTCGCGGGTCTTGTCATCTCACGCCACGATTTACCTTCCGGCAAATATTCAGCTAACTTCTTAACATCATCAAAGTTCCTCGCTCTTAACCGGGCTAGCATCATCTCTGAACTTTCCAAGTTAGTGTTAGCGGACAACTGGCCAAACATAAGCCGGTTAAAAACTTCAAGAGGATCATTTAGATTAGGTTGCATTGTTCTCATATGTTTTTTATACAAGGCATCCACTGTCTCCGGGGAAAGGCTCCCAGTATGCATCGGGTTCGCTTTCATCTTCGCAAGGTCGGACAGTGTGAATTTGCCCTCGAGCCCGCCGGGGATCTTTACTCCCTCTATATCAACTTCAGGAGAATTTTCAAAAGTAGGTTGGCGCTTCATAAAAACAACATCAGGTGTTTCACCCGCTGGCATATTGTCAGGACCATGTACAGGATCATACGGCATACGACCTGTCTCATTAAATCCATGCTTGCCATAAAATTTAGGCAGGTCACTTCCAAGCGATTCAGCAAGACCAAAAGCGTCTAAGGACTTAGCCCCGAAGGAAACAGCATCGTCCATGATCTCGTTTCCATAACCCTTACCGGGGTCATTAGAGAAAACAGAACCTAACTCACCATCTTTCGTTAAAGCATAACCAGCATTGCCGGAGTCGTGTAGTCTTACCTTCCCCCCTTCATCAATAACCTTCTGGTAATCTGCTACTGTCTTTTTATCTACTAATGGACTTTCATTCTTCAATAAACTAGCCAAGAAATTATCAGGACTACTATCAGCGAACATACCCAACACATCACCTTCTGGGACTGAGTTCGGAACCAATTTCTGAGCGACAAGACTACCCAACGGCATAGAAAGACTAGCATTAGCTACATCCTCGGTGGAGGCGCTACCCGGGTTCATGTAGGTATTACCAAATTTAAGAAAATCCACCAATGCACTCGGTAGACCAAACTGTTTATGCCCTTGCCTTGTTTTTACAATTGGGAGAAGATCCCCTCTACCGGAATCATCAACATTAGGATCTAGCAACATTCTTTCTAGATGATCACCCGAAGACTCTGCCGGCCTGCCATCGTAAGCAGGTCGCGGAGATGTAAGCATCGCGCCTAGTACAGCATTGAGCGGGTTATAGGGGTCCATCTCCATTGCTTTGTTATTGGCAATAGTTCTCTGCATATCTTCTAACATTGCAGGATTAAAATTCTGACCCTGCGCCGGGTTGCTGTTCATCTTCGCCTGTAACATCTCAGCAATCGTCATATCTTGCCACCCGGGACAAATGTATAATTCGTAACAATCCAACTAGGTCTTGAAGAGGTCATGCTAACTCTTACCCGGCAACTGCCTGCCCTGCCTTTGCCGTAGATACCACGCCACCCACGAAAGATTTGCGACTCTGTACCCCATGTGCCCAAACCCCATCTTGAAACACCCCAATGGCCTGATGTAGATACCGATTCGGTCGATAACCCTGTCGGAGCCTTGATCTGATAATCTGTATTCATGTCAAGCGCCGGAGCAGGATCACCCCTCGAATCAAAAATAATTTCTATCAGCTTGAATGCCTTCTCTACCTGCGGAGCTCCGAAATAATTAAACGCTGGCAACCCATCGCCCTCTATAGCCGAGCCTCCATCGCTAGCTATATCGTCTCCGTTAGCATCAACGCCGTTAAACTCCCATACCGTCCCATCATCTTTACCAAAATAAATATTGTTTCCTGCCATGCCCCAACAAACCGCATCCAGTCCTTTAAACCTGCATGGGGCCATCGTTAGAGAATTAAAAACGTATTGATGTGATGTCGTAGTACTCCCTACAGAAATAGGGATATTAAAAATAATCATCTGACCTTTAGGATAGATCAGCGGTTGCCATCCAAAATTAGAACCATAATTTTTGACCGCAGTATTTACCGCGTCATTAATCTGCTGGGAAATTGCAACACGCTCGGCTTGCGATCTATCAGTCATCAATATCGCTTGTGCCGACACGAATCCATCTTCTGTAACCATGACAAGATCACCACCGGCTTTAACCATACAGCGCCTGCCTACCGGACGACCTATCTGGAAACGTCCGACCAACTGCCAACTAGATGCAGTCGAAGGATCGATACCATTGTAAATAGCAACCTCGCCTTCACTTGTAAGAAACACTGCTACATCGTCAACGCCTTCGCCACTGTCACGGGTCCATGTTCCCATGGCCATAATGTACCCACCTTTTTTAAACACTCCATAAAGCGGGAACTCAGTAAACGTGCCAGTAATAGCATTGGTAGCGCCGTACCAAACAGACAAACTATCTTTCTCTCCTATCCATACACGCCGATGATGAACATTCGCCCATATGCAATTAGCAACCGTTGGACCTGTCCCGCCAAACGTAGACCAAGCAGAACCGTTAAAAGTTCTGGGAGTGTCCGCACCGTTAAACGCTAATGTGAATTGTCCACCCGATGTGCCGAAGTTAACAAACTGCCACTTATTATTAGCCAGCCCGGAAACTACTGCGGAGCCTACCGCTCCGGCTGATGTAACATCAAAAATATTACCGTTGGCACAACCGAATATTTTATTAGTGCCGTCAGTCTTGGTATGTTCGATAATCGTTTCGACTGAACCACCCAGACCAGTTGCATGAGAAACACTGCCACCTCTCAATGTGCACTGCTCGGTTTCCGGGAACCAGTTGTCAAGTATCACCGCATTCTTAGCAGGCATATCCGCTAATGAGTTCTTCGTATCCCACCCACCAACTGGAGGAGGTAACGCAACGGCTTTAGCCGGTTGTCTTTTTCTCGCCCTTTGTATTGCTAACAAGTTAAACTCCTATCACGGTGTTCCAATAAAATGTCGGTTACCTTTAAAAATATCACCGGCAACTAAAATATCTGCATCGGGATTATCGTTGTCCATGAGCACTTTGTAATACTGATCAAAAGATTCGTAAGCAACATCTGCCGGCAACCCGTCACCCCACAAAAACTCGAAGATGACACCTCTGGTAATTAGCTCTTCGTTTAGTATCCCGGTATCAGTGTCTGCCACCCAAGTAGACTGGGCAACTCCCCCCGATGATTGACACCAGTTCGTTGATACATATTCGAATGCTAACGACTTGCCCGCAGTCATAGCCGGGACTGTTAATATCGAATCGCCACGCAGAACATACTTGACCTTGCTATCATCGTCATAAGCATTGGCCTTTAAACTATTCCACTCAACCGATGAGATAGGACCAATCATTAAAGTCTTGTCAGTCTTGTTCCAAAACGTCTCCGCAACAAACCGATCAAAGTCAGACGGGAGGATAGACGTTTGAGTTTCATTCCCGATAGATGTGAACGTGCCCTCTTTCCTCAATATCTGCCAAGGGAATCCCTTCGCCAATGTAGAGCCAACCTTCTTCGCATATCTCAATAACTTCTGCGATTCCGGGTTAGTACTACTGGCCAAAGATGAAGGCTGAGAAATTCCTATTTCATTCGATGCGTCTTGGCAAATTGTTAATAACGACATACATCACCTCTTAAATTATTTTTATCTACTCATCAGAGCGTTAAACAAATGTTTTGCTCTTGGTCAACCAACTTCATGGGTGCTTTCGGCCTATGTTATCGGTGTCAAGCTTTTTTTTATCTGCATCCTAGAACCTCACTAGCCTAAAACCCTTGCCAATACTGGCTGAACTGTCATTACTAAAAAAGCTAAATGTTATAATGTCTTTGTAAGTTAAAAAATTATTCATAAGGAGAAACGAAATGACAAATCAAGATTTCTATCCTTACCAAGTCTGGTGTTGCAACTCAGAACTCTATGAACGCGGTGAAGCTGACATGGGTATGTCCAAGTCATTCGCCAATCCGACAACCGCTAAAATGTTTTACGAGGACTGTTGGAAAAACCTTGGGGGAAAAGTAACATTTGAGTTCCGACTCTACGATTCACCAAGTTCATACAAAGTCCTCTAGTCACCCAACCTTAAGTGGCCCCAGCCCCCGAAAGGGCTGGGAACACAAGTTGGTTAGTTAGTACCAATACGACAAGCTAATTCAGGACGGATAGTTTTGTACCCGTAAAGAATATCTAAACGACAAGGGAACTTATCGTTGTTAATGTCGTACTGCCGGACGATTCTCATAGAGATCCCGTCCATTACTTCCCGAGCCGAGAAGTCAACTCCTTTAGGCATGATCAAATCCGCAGTTGCGAAGGCAAATGCATCTTTGTGAAATCCCAAGCCGACCGCGTAATCAGCGCTCGAGCCGATTGCAGTAGAGTCGTCACTTTCCCGTTTCCATACCTGAGAATTATCAGCGGGTACGTTGCTAACATTCTGCGTTGCTCCGGTAGCAGTCAAGGATGGACTGATAGCCAACGAAGTCGCTGTCGTTCCGCTGTTCGCGGTTACAACAAACTTCATGAGCTGGCCAGTATCTGCCTTTGTCTCCGGGTGAACTCTATTAACACCGGTGAAAGAAACAATGTCACCGATAAGGAAAGTTCCGCTTGTCCCGGTATCAATAGTGATACTTGCACCTGACTCACTTGCACCATTAACCAAGTAATCGCCAGTACCGTCATCTATCCCGGTCGTATGTATCGGCCATAAGGTGTTTTGATAAACCTCTTTAAATCCGAGGAAGTCATTAGCCACCATACCTTCACGGTAGTTCTTGGATAGTTTTGCCGGGTCATTGAAAAGACCTGACACCGCATTAACCAGATCCACATTCTGCTGAGTCGTCATGTTCAAACAACGACCAGAAACAGGGGCTAATGCATCGGTTAACTTCTTGCCACAATCAAGAACATCTTGAAGGCTTATCGTTGCACCGACATCAGAGATCTCCTGAAAAACATCTTTGTACATGCTCATCGCATCGTTCTCGATGTTAGAAGCGAGTACCGACATTCCAGGATCAAGGATTCTAGATGAAAAATCATCTATATCCATCGTCATGTCAACCGAAGTGAAATTCAAATCAACACCCTTTTGAGTTGCAACTTGCAAGGTGGTTGAAGTCTCGGTTGTGTCCTGAGTGCTAAGAGTTGCGCCGGTCCTTACCGTGTACTGGTTAGGTTTTCTAATTTGTAGACTGTCACCAATCTTGGCTCCAGCTTTTGCAAACCGATCATCATATTGGCGATTAACCTTGCCAACAAAGTTCAGCTTTTGATGCAGTATCCGCAATGCTTCGCGGGTTACCGCCGTTGGGGTAAGTAATGTATTTGCCACTTTTTAACTCCTTATCTACGTTTTTCTTTATTAGCAATTTGCCGTTCTCGTTTTGCTAGCCAATCACCAACCGAGTCTTTATCAGATGGAACATTAGATTTACTAACTCCACCCTTACCGCCTTTAGTTGACTTGACAGGCTTAACAGGAACAGCTCTCTTTTTCACTGTTTTCGGGTTTGCCTTTGTCTGCATCTTGTCGTAAAGCATCGCCTTGTATGCCATCTCTGCACCCGCAGGATTCAAAGGCCATTTATCAGCTTCCTGCCGGGCTACACCATAAGTACCGACAACATACTCAATGACATCTTTAGCTTTGTCTTTTGCAAACCCCGGTACACGCTTCTCAACTGCATGAATCCCTTCGTTAGCTCGCCTTGCAATTTCTTGCTGGCCAGCACGGGAAGATTCCTGCTCGAGTTGAGTAACCTTCTGCACGGTCGTATTAAACTCGCTTGTCTTCTGAGAGATAACATCTGAAACCTTTCTAGCCTGATCCGGGTTTTCTCTCCAGAGGGCTGACATGTCTACTCCCTTAAGCTCTTCGAGCTCTTCACGTAAATGCAAACCCTTAGAATATTCGCTCAATGTCTCGCCATGCAACCCATGAAGTTTTTGGACGACCTGCCTCTCGGCTTCCAAACCCTTGTTTGCATCAGCTAATGCTTGAGATCTTTTCGTATGGGCTGACTCTAGTCCCTTACCAAACTCTTGAACCTTCTGGGCAAGATCTTCCGGGATCTTGTCTTTAGGGACTGTCATCTTGTTGCCACCAAAATCAAACTCTAACTCTTCGGCAACTACCTCTTCCGATTCTTCTTCTTGATCTTCGCTGTCTTCCGATTCAGACTCTTCCTCAGAATTTTCCTCATCGGCAACAACTTCATCAGTCGTTTCATCGGTCTGCTCTTCAACTTCTTCTTCCGCAACTCCTTCATCGGCTATTGCTTCACTCATAATGTTGGTACTCCATTAGGTGGGATTGCTACACCCGGCGGTACTGCGCCCGGTGGAACCGCTCCCGGTTGTTGTTGGCCGACAGGAGGCTGTCCCGGTTGCATTGGCATACCCGGCTGACCTAACCCATCGACATCGATACCTTGTAATTTCAGGGCCATCTTCAATCGTTTCTCGACCTCTTCCGATCCCTCGAAATCCATATACTTCATGACAATGTCTCCGATGTACATTCCTGCACCCGGAACCTGTCTCATGATTTCTATTAATGCTTCTCTAGTCTCTTCACGCTGGGACGCATAAGATGGGCCTGCCTTAACAGTGACATCATATTTCCCCGTTCCAATCTCATAAAGCCTGTCTTCATCTTCCTGATCATCGCCCACTGCTATTGCTTGATTTGGATCCATAGTCAACCGTGCAACTTTCTCTTTATCATCTTCTCCGAGGATCCTCACTGCGTCTCTCGCTGAATAAATAGCAGGGATAACATCCACTAACACTTGACCTGCGTACCTAATCGCCCGGGACAAGTTATCCAAGAAATGAAAGTTGGAAACATCAGCCTCTTTTTGTCTTGCAAGAATTGCCCTGCCTGAAGTCTCATTACTTCGTGCACCTAACGATGAATCGTAGATACCGATAATTGCTTTCATGTCGTCAGAGTTGTTCAAGGCTTCCTGTAGTGCACCAGCCGGAACACCAGCAAACGCCTGCCTTTGCGGAGGGCTTGCACCTTTAGAATATTCAAGGTAAGCATAGGACCGTGTATTCGCAGACTCCCATTTACTCTTTTGGCCTTTAGGGATAAATCCCTCCTGACCTATGAATGGAGCTTTAGGAGCTAACGCTACCAACTCGGTAGATGCTGAACGCCAGAAGTTAAACATTGCCTGCGGATCTTTCGCATCTCTAATCATTGACCGGAACCAGCGCCTACCTTCCGAAACAACCTCTTCACCCCATACAGGACAAACAGGAATTAAAGAGCCCGGCCATTCATCTTCCTCGAGGACCTCAACTCCGCTGATAACACGCTTCATCACCTTAGTGCCCATTACCTTCCGGGTCTGCGTAGCCTTCAACCCTCGAGCCTCAAAGAACATACTGATCAATTCATCTTCCTCGGTCTTGCCAAGATCAATGCTCCCCGCTTGAAAAAACTGTTGCGCCATTCCGGCAATCTTGTCTTTGCGAAATGCCTGCGTGTTTACCAATTCACCGCTAGGGCGAACATGGTTCCATCCTTCAATCTGCCATAACTCATATTCGACTGATTCTTTCAGGTAGTAGTCGGACACCTGTACCTTGTCATCTTGTAGCCAGTTCTGATTTGTCTGACTTCGTTCATCAGCCTCAAACGATACGGGCTCTGCATCCGGCCAACGCTTTTCAAAATGTTCCCTACTGAAAAAATCAGATACGAAACAATACTCCCAGTCGGATGCATCAAACGCTGTACTGTTGACATCCCAGTGAACCTGTAGCGGATTACTGATGCGCTCAATCTTAGCTTCAAGATCAAAAGTGCTATCGTGAGCGTAATCGATTCCTATCCTAAAGAAACCGAAACCCCCACTCACCGCATGATCAATAGCTGTATCAAAAGCGACATCAGCATTACTGTTCCTTTGTACCGATCTGATAATTCCATTGATTACCTCTGCCGTTGCTATGTCTGCTCCATTGTCTATCGGGTTGACCACTATCCCCGGCTTGTTCTGCCTTGAATCGTTTACAACCTGCCTAATGAACGATGGAATTTTATTAACCGTTAAGCACGGTCTACCCTCTTCCTCGCGCTGTTTCTTTACCTTCTCCGGCCATTGAATCCCTAGCCGTCCAAACTTAATGTCTTCCTCGTACTCATTCCGATTAAAATCAGAACCGTCTTGAGATTCTTCAAACCGCTCAAGCGCCTCTTGTATTATTCCTTCGCTCTTTTTTGGATCTGCTGTCGTCTTGTAGTCTGTTTTGTTTTCCATTAACTCATCCACCCTCCAACTCC